AGTGTTTGGCCATTGCCCATAACTACCCTGAGCACGTTGATTTTGACGACTGGCCGCGCTACGCGCAGATTAAGTCGGAGGAGTACCTGTCGCACGTCGTGGACGACACCGAGATGGGTGGCCACGTCTCGATGTACGTCGAGTATGTAAACAGGCTGATTGCTGACTGTGACGTGTACGCGATTGAACAGCGTGTCGATTATAGCGATTGGGTTGAAGGCGGGTTCGGCACCGCTGACGCTGTTATTGTGACCGACAACGTGCTGCACGTCTGTGATCTTAAGTTTGGGATGGGTGTGCGGGTCGATGCTGAAGAAAACCCACAGGGCATGCTGTACGCGCTTGGTGCTTACGCCAAGTACTCACAAGAGCATACCATTGGTGTGGTGCGCATCAGCATCATCCAACCGCGCCTAGACCATATCAGCGAATGGGAGATCAGCGTTGAACGTCTGTTGCGCTGGGCCGAATGGGTAAGCCAGCGGGCCGAAGCGACGCAAGACCCCGACGCCGAGCGCGTGCCGGGTGAAAAGCAGTGCAGGTTTTGCAAAGCCAAGGCAACCTGCGCGGCGCTGATGGACTACACAGAAGCCGTCATCATGGCCAATTTCGACGACCTTGACGGCGTGCCCAAGGCTAACACGCTGAGTGATGCCGCGCTGCGCAAGGCGCTGGACGCTAAGGGGCTGATTGAGGGTTGGTTGTCGGCTGTTGAGACGGTGGTCAAAGAGCGCCTGGAAGGCGGAGACGGGTTTCCCGGTTACAAGCTGGTGGAGGGTCGGTCGCAACGGCGCTGGAGCAATGAAAAAGCTGCCGAGGCGGTCTTGGTTGATCTGGTTGGTCAAGATAAGGCCTTCGCCGTTAAGCTGATCAGCCCGAGCCAAGCGGAAAAGGTGCTTGGCAAGGTGCGCAAGGAAGACATTGCCGATCTGATTACCAAGCCGAGCGGGGCACCGACACTGGCCCCGGAAAGTGACAAGCGACCAGCGGTCAACTTGGCCGATGACGACTTCGACGTGATTGACGAGTGACGCGCCAGTTCGGCGCACAAACAAAGCTAGAAGGATAGAACCATGGCTAAAATCAAACTGCATAACGTCCGGCTTTCGTTCCCGAGCCTGTTCCGCAAGGCGGTATTTTCAGGTGAAGAAACCAAGTATGAAGCGACGTTCCTGCTCGACAAGGAAGAGCATGCCGACAAGGTTTCGGAGATTGAGGCGGCGATTGACCGGATGGTGAGGGACAACCTCAAGGGCGCGAAGCTGAAAGAGGATAAGATTTGCCTCAAGGATGGGGACGATATCGATTATGACGGCTACGCCGGGAAGATGTCGATTAAGGCATCGAACAACAAGCGCCCGAAGGTCATTGACCGCGACAAGTCGCAACTGACCGAAGACGACAACCGCCTATACGCGGGGTGCTACGTTAACGCGGTGATCGAGCTGTGGGCGCAGAATAACCAGTGGGGCAAGCGCATCAACGCTAACCTGTTGGGTGTGCAGTTTTACAAGGATGGCGAGCCGTTCTCGGATGGGGCGGTTGCGTCTGATGACGACTTCGACATGTTCGAGGTTGATGAAGAAGACTTCATGTAAGTCTCAGGCGGGGCTGCCGGGCAACGTATCACCGAAGGCCGCCCCGCCGCATTACTAATGCCAAACATGGAGGCCACCCCTCATGGCACTGATCCTAGATGTTGAATGTTACTCAAATTTTTTCTTGGTCTGCTTTATGGACCTCGACACTGGCAAAGTCGGCTCGTTCCAAATGCACGAAGGTAAGCCGCTAAACGTGTCAAAGATCGCGCATTTGATGCGGTCGCACACGACAGTCGGCTTTAATTCAAGTCAATATGACCTGCCGATGATCGCTGCGGCGCTTGAAAACCGATCCTGCGATGAGTTGAAAAAGGTCAGTGATGCCATCATCACAAGCAACCTGCCAAGCTGGCGAGTGTTGCAAGACCTTGGTGTCAATGTGCCGGATGCTTGGGACCACATTGACATCATTGAAGTCTTGCCAGGGCGGGCGGGCCTTAAGGTCTACGCCGGGCGGATCGGATACCCCAAGCTGCAAGACCTGCCAATCGAGCCAAGCGCGATGATTAGCCCTGACCAGCGCGATCTGCTGAAACAATACTGCATCAACGATGTGCGTGTGACTGCTGAACTGTACCAGATGATGGGCAAGCAGATCGCGCTGCGGGTTGATATGGGTCAGCAGTATTCTGTTGATCTGCGGTCGAAGTCGGACGCGCAGATCGCTGAGACTGTGCTGAAGAGTGAAATTGAAGGGGTCAGCGGTAAGACGCTGCGGCCCCAGCGGCTGAGAGACGACGCGAGGTTTCGTTACCTTGATCCGAAGATCATCAGCTTTGAAAGCGATCATCTTACAGACATTCTGAAGCGCATCATGGCCGAGGGCTTTGAACTGTCTGCTAACGGGTCAATCAAACTGCCCGACTGGCTGAAGGATACCCGCATCAAGATCGGCCAGAGCGAGTATCAGATGGGGATAGGTGGTCTGCACTCATGCGAAAAGGGCCGGAGCGTCTACGCTGGTCAGGATCACATCTTGGCGGACTTCGACGTGGCGTCATATTATCCCAGCATCATCCTGCAACAGAAGATCGCCCCCGATAACATGGGCGACGACTTCACGGACATATACAAGAGTATCGTGGAACGCCGCCTCGCAGCAAAGCACGCGGGCGACAAGGTAACGGCTGACACCTTAAAGATCGTCGTCAACGGGTCGTTCGGTAAGCTTGGCAGCAAGTATTCAACTCTTTACGCCCCTAATCTTTTGATCCAGACCACAATCACGGGGCAGTTGGCCCTACTGATGCTGATTGAACGGCTTGAGGCAATCGGCGCGTCGGTAGTCAGCGCAAATACGGACGGTATTGTGGTGTTTGCCTCAAAGGCGCTGGAAGACAGCATAGCGGATGTGGTGTTTTGGTGGCAGGTGGATACGTCGTATGAACTTGAGCGCAGCGATTACACGTCGCTGCACAGCCGCGACGTTAATAACTACATCGCTGTAAAGGGCGATGGGTCTTACAAGGCCAAGGGCGTGTTTTCGGAACCTGGGTTGATGAAAAATCCGCAGTTCCCGATTGTCTCAGAGGCCGTGGCCAAGCACCTCAGCGGACAAAGCGATTATCGTGACGTGATACGCTCATGCAAGGATATTGGCCGGTTCGTCATGCTCCGCAAGGTGACCGGTGGGGCGGTATGGCGCGACGAACCCTTGGGGAAGGTCGTGCGGTTTTACTACAGCACCGAAGTCGCTCCTGACGAAACGATCAATTACGCTAAGAACAGCAACAAGGTACCGCAGTCCGATGGGGCAAGACCCTGCCTCGATCTGCCCGATCAGTTTCCAAATGACGTAGACGTGGAGCGTTATGTTGGGATGGCTCGGATGGTGTTCAAACAATTGGGGATTGGCATTGATGCTTGAGAAGGACATTGAACGGGCGCTGGTGCAGCGCGTAAAGGAACTGGGTGGCATGGCTGAGAAGTTTGTCAGCCCGACGCGACGCGCCGTGCCAGACCGGATCGTAACGCTCCCAGGGGGTCGGGTGATCTTTGTTGAGTTGAAGGCCCCCGGCAAGAAACCGACAGACCTTCAGGCGCGCGACCATGAGCGTCGCCGGGCGCTGGGGTGTGATGTGCGCGTGATCGACAGCATGGAGGCAGCCCGTGCTTTCGAGGGGTGATCTTGACAGACCAACCCCTTGTCGATATGGGGTTGGTAAACATCTATTTTGGGGGTTTGCATATGGCCGATTTGGGCGATTGCGTAGATTGCGGGGAACCTGTTCATTCGACGGGAAGATGCAAAAAACATTATAAATCATGGTGGCATAAGCAACCCTACAAAGACTGCGAGTGCGGCTGCGGAAAGAAAACAAAAGGTCGCTACGCCAAAGGGCACCACACTCGGTTTTTTACGAATGACGAACAGCGCCGCCGAGCCAAAATGAATGATGGTTCAACACAAAGAGAAAGAGGTGATTTGACAAGCACTCATTATAGGAAGGTGCGTGGCCAGCACGAACACAGATTGGTTGCTGAACAAAAGTACGGCAGGGTTCTTGGGCCAGATGATATTGTTCATCACGTAGATGGAAACAAAAGAAATAACCACCCTGACAATTTGCAGCTCATGACGCGGAGTGAGCATATCGCTGTTCACAGAAAAGAAATGGTGGAGGCGTTGCGTGCTAAATCGAAAAAATCTTCATAAATATCAAGAAAAAGCCGTTGAATTTGTTTTAAGAAAAGAACGCTGCGCGCTTTTTCTTGGGCTAGGTCTCGGCAAAACGGTCACTACCCTCACAGCCATCAGCGACATGCTGGGGGCTATGGTGGCAAGCAAGGTGCTGGTCATCGCGCCCCTGCGTGTTGCGAATAGCGTGTGGGCGCAGGAGGCGCGCGCGTGGCGGCATTTAGAGCATTTGAGGGTGTCGGTATGCACCGGGCCGGAGAAGGCCCGTAGGGCCGCGCTGAGTCTCGATGCGGACGTGTACGTTATCAACCGCGAAAACATCATGTGGTTGGTTGAAAATTATGGCAAGCGGTGGGAATTTGACACGGTGGTCATTGATGAGAGTTCTTCGTTTAAGAACTCGTCAAGCAAGCGGTTCAAAGCCCTCAAGAAAATGTTGCCAGCGATTGAACGTATGATCCTGTTGACTGGCACGCCGTCGCCAAACGGGCTTTTAGACCTTTGGCCGCAGATGTATCTGATCGATTACGGGCAGCGTCTGGGCCGCACACTGACAGGTTACAAGCAGCGCTTTTTTGAGCAGGATTATATGGGCTATCGCTACACACCACGCGCGGGGTCGTCTGACCGTATTCACGAATTGATCGGGGATAAAGTGATCCACATGAGCGCGGAGGATTACTTAGACCTGCCCGACCGGATCGACATTGAACAGCGCATCGACATGCCCACCAAGGCGTTGAGCGATTACAAAGATTTTGAGCGCACGATGTTGGCAGAACTTGATGACGAGGTGGTCGAGGCCACGACTGCGGCGGTGTTGGCCAATAAGCTTCTGCAATGGGCGAACGGGGCCATGTACACCGACGAGAACAAGAACTGGGCGCAAACCCACACGGCCAAGCTAGACGCCTTGGCGGAGATCGTTGAAGACAATGAAGGCGAGAACATTCTCGTTGCTTACAATTACAAGAGCGATCTTGAACGGCTGTTGACGCGCTTCCCGCAGGCGCGCGTGTTAGACAAGCAACAAGACACTATTGATGCGTGGAACCGTGGCGAAATCCAAATGCTGCTGGCCCATCCGGCATCCGCCGGGCACGGGCTTAACCTTCAACGCGGTGGCGCGCTTTGCGTCTGGTTCGGTCTGAACTGGTCCCTTGAGTATTACCAGCAGTTCAACGCGAGACTACACCGGCAAGGACAGACCCGCCCGGTGCGAATCGTTCATATCGTTTGCAAAGACACGATTGATGAGCGCGTATTGACTGTGTTGCGCGACAAGGACGCAGTTCAAGGGGCGTTGCTGGCGGCCCTCAAGCCGACTTAGACCCCATCTCGCCAGCTAGAGCCATGTACCCGCAGGCGTCAATAAAACTGTCTTGATGCGGCCCGTTGGCAAGGCGGGCGATCTTTAGCAGTGCAAGCATGTTAGCTGCGTCTACTGCTGATATGCGCACGGCAATTGCGTCACCAAGGTAAGCTGTCCACAAGTCACCGATCCGCGCAAAGCTATCCTTTGGCGACCCGTAGTGTTGCTGGCGTTCGCCGTTGATCAGTTGCTTGGCTGTATCAAGTATTTCGTCTCTGGTCATCACATATCCTCAGCAGGGGGCAACGCTGCCCCTTCATTGCCCCCTGCCCCAACCGCCCCTAGGGAGGATGTGGGGCGGTGTTTCTTTGCTACACGATCCAGCGCGGTGCGGCAAACATCGGCCAATGTTCGCCCGTCAACCTGTAGCGCCTCGCGCCAAGCCTGCCACTCTTGCGGCGTTGCGCGGAACTGCAACATGCGTGTTCGGTTCTCAATGCTCATGTGCTGGTCATAACTTAATGGTTTTGTATTGACAAGCCCAAAGGCACCCTTTATCTGTGTCAATACAAATGAGAATAGCAGGAGAGAGAGACGATGACTTACGAACAAGCCGACGACTTTTACATTGCTCAGATTGATCAGCCTTACGGGTCCAAATTTGCGGCCACAGTCTGGCGATATCAGGAAGGCTTCTTGGGGGACGTAACTGACGATCCGGCAGAAGCGTTTCGCCGCGCCGTTGACACTACGTCCCGCCTTCTGCCCGCAATCAAGGCCAGCGCCGAGGCTGCGTCATGACCATCAGCGAACTGATCAAGATCCTTGAAAGTCAGCTTGAAGCGCACGGTGACGTATTTGTCGAGCGCCATGACGGGCGCGAACCTCTTGGGGTGGCTGGCATTTTCGAAGTGGGGAAGAAAAACCCCAAAGTAATTGCGGTGAAAATCCAATGAGCCACACCGACAAGGATCACTTTTTTGAGACCCGCAAAGAGGCGGAGGTGTTCGCTGACGAGGCGCGCGCCAATCGCCGCGCCAATCCGATTGCTGACGTGTATGTGGTCGGGCCGTTTCAGTATAATGATCTGTGGGTCGTCAACATTGAGGTGTTCAAATGAGCAACATTGTTGAAGCCCGTGAGGCGCTGAAAGATGCCGCGCAGCACCTGAACAACAAAGCAGCCGCCTTCCGCGCTTTTGACTGGCAGGACTTGGCCGCAACCGTGTTTCTTCTCGCGCTGACCATTGGCGCGCTCATGATCGGAGGATGACGATATGACGAAAGCAAAACCGACGCCTAGGCCTTGGGTTCGACACGTTGACGGCGACGGGTTCTATTGTGGTGAAGTCCGTGGCCCGGTAGGAACCGACTTTGAAGAAGATGTTGTCGCCGATTGGGTTAGTGAGGCCAACTCGCACTTGGTTACCGCCGCTCCTGACCTGCTGGAAGCGCTGGAGGCCATGCTTTCTCACAGCGACGGTTGGGATGTGACGCAACTTCGGAAGCGGTGGGGAGAACAGGTCGTGAATGAAATTCTCACGGCCCGCGCCGCCATTGCCAAAGCGAAGGGGGAGTTGTGATGTTCCGCTATCGCAACACGCCCGAACGGCTGGCCTTCCGCGACGTTGAAGGGCAGGCCCAAGCCGCGCAGATCAGCGAGGCCCGCGCCAGCCAAGCCGCCGCCCGTGAGGACTTGAGAAACGCCGCGCAGCACTTGGAGCCTGACGAAGCGTTTGACCTGCTGACAGCCCACTACGCCGCGCGTGTGGACGCGAAGATACTGCACATGGTCATGCAGCGCTTGGAACGCGCCGCCGACGCCTTGCAGCGGGAACAGCACCTGACGACCAATGGACCAGCCCTCGCGCGTGTCGCTATGGGCGGGGAATAGGAGAGAGACGATGATTGACCGTTGCCGCGCCCACCTGTCAGCGCCTGACGTATACGACCCGCCAGAAACCTTTGATATGTGCCGCGCGCTGATAGAGGCACACGACGCACTTGCGCGCGTGGTTTGTGGCGATGATGACGCGCAAAGATACGCGATCTGGGCGCTGGCCGAGATCAAGGGAAGCGTAAAGAGATAGCCGCACCCCCAGAGCGGAACGGCTACCCCCGGCGGCAACGCGCATGAACCGCCGGGGGAACTGAAACAAGGAAGGAAATCGGAATGCAATTGAGTGTTAAGACCGTGCAAAAAATCACCGTGACACGCCTCAAGGCTGAGTGTGGCGTTCGGTATTGGGAAGACGGGGAAGTGAACGGCGTTCAAGATGAAGAAGGGGCGCTAATCCCACTTCGCCAAGGCGACGTTTGGCGCATTTTCGTCAATCTCGATACCGGCGTGATTGATGACTGGCCCGAGGGAGTAACGGCGAAGGTACACTACAAGGTCTGCGACGCGGGTGTTTACAGCCTGATTGACGCTGATGGAAAGGAGTGGGCGAAGCGCGAATGGTACGTTCCGCCGATGCTTTCCCCAGGCGGCGCTGGTTATGGCGACTACGTCATCATGGAAATCGACGGCACCGGCAAAATCGACAACTGGTCAGCCGATCTAAGCTATTTCGAAGACGACGACCAATAACCCACCCGCACCCCAAGAGCGGGCCGGGTTCCCCGCCGTGGATACCGTGACACGAAGCGGCGGGGGCTTATGAGAGAGGATAGAGGGATGAAAAACCCAAACTGGACCTACCCCGAGGACGTGCCGAGCGAGGCCATGCGGCAACACCAGCGCCGCCCTCGCAGAACAGGAGAAGCAAGATGACTGAGCGAGTGGACCTTGACGCCGTGCGCGCTCAAGTCATGACGGTTCAGACAGGCGGTAACGTCTATGTTTTTGCAGAGGACTACGCCGCCCTCCTTGCCGAGCGTGACGCGCTGGAGACGGAGAACCAGAGGCTCAAAATGGCAATTGCCATCCACGGTGCGGAGGCTTGTGGGTTGCTTAAAGCATACCACAAAGGGGATGGCACAAGACTGGCGACTGTACTTCG